AACCATCATACGGGTGGTTTGATTTACAGCATTAGCAAGTTTTTCACCCTCTAACCCAGCAGCAGCTAGGTCGGCGGCTAGCGCCATAGTCTCTTTAGACGCAATACCATATTGCTTAGCAAACTCTGAGCCAAGACCTCTAATTTGTGAAATCATCTGGTCGGTTGCATCTCCGACAGTTCCAGTTAGGTCGGAGCCATATACTTTTCTAAATCTTGTAACTTCTGCATCTAATCCAGAGAATGCCTTTAATGCTTGTCCAGCAAAAATTCCCATAGGAACAGTAAGACCAACTGTTAGCTGACGACCAGCCCATTGTGTATTTTTACCCCAGTTGACCATTGCGGTAGAACCTCTTTGAACGAGGTCATTAAAAATTTCATATTGTTTTGATGCTATTTGTAGTTGAACATTAGAGCTTTTCATATCAAGGCTATTAGGGGTAATTAACATACCCTTTCTTTGACCGTTGATATCTCCCATGCCAACAACAGCAGATTGTGCTCTTCTTACTTCTCTCTCGGCTAGTGCTCTAGCTCTTGAGTCTTTTTTGTAAGCCTTTGCAGCCTCACTGAAGTATTCCTTCATTGTTAGTTTATTTTTAACTAACTGTTGACCGAAACTTTCTGTTGCCCCAGTGAGGTCTACAATTTGTGCTTTAAATCCAGCAAATCCTGCTTGAGATGAAAAAGATTGAGCTGCTTGCATTTTTGCAGCAGAGGCGGATTTATTTAATTGGGCAAATACGGCATTAGCGGTTGTAGCTTCACGGACGAGTTTCTTAATATCCGCAGTAACTTTGCTAAAATCACTATCATATTTAATTGTTGGATTAATGTCTGCCATATTATAGACCGATTACTTTATAGTCTGTTCCATCCATTTGGTCAACACCAAACCTAGCAGCGTTTGCTTGGGTTTGGTCTCCAGTTGCTCTTGCGATTGCTCTGGCTTTGACTTCTTCAAATGTCACAGTACCTTCCTCTCCTTTTTTATCTTTATCTATATCAACACCTTGCATTGCTGCAACAAATTTATTCTGCCTATGTTCTTTTTCATAGACAGCTTTTAATGTTGCCATCAACTCTGACATTGATAGTGAGCTTTCAAGCTCTTCATAATCCTTCCAGTGACCTAGAAGGAATACTTCTGATTCGTAGGCAGCCAGGTCTAGTTCAGACCAGCTAGTTCCTGTGCCGCCGCTAGTAGGTTTGGGTCGTTTAGCTTAATATCCGCACCCACCTCCAGAATTTTGTACATAGTTTGAAGGTCTACAGAGTTTTCTAACAACTCTCTATCTTCTGACAATTCTGGTGAATATTGCTTCATTGCAATCTGTGTGCATCCTACTAGGATTTCTAAGAATTGGTCTTCTGTTTCTGCGGTTTGAGCCTTAGCCCATTCTTTCATTACTTCTCTAAGGTTTTTAATACTTAGTGGTTTTACTACAATTGCTTTGCCGTCCAGCAGCTCTAGTTCAATTGATTCGTAAATTTTTGTTGCCACAAATTCCTCCTGTGTGTTGTGTGTCAATTATATCGTATTTTGTATATAAATGGACATAGCGGGAGATTATCCCGCTATGTCCTATTAAGTTTTTGTAGAAACTATTAACCGTAAACTCGGTCAATGATTTTTCCGTATAGAGCGTTACCATCTGCTGTAGCAGTATTTTCGGTTGATGGGAGAAGACGGAAGCTTACAGGGAAAACTGTAGCTGCATCTCTCTTAACACCAACACCAACTGTGTCCATAGACAAAGCACGATATCCAAGGTAAATTCTTTCTGCTTTCTTGTTAGAAGAATTAGGGCTTGGAAGTAGTGCGTCTGGAGCTGGTCCAACAACTAGGATAGAGCGTTCTACAGGAGTGTATCCAAGAGCGCCACCATTAACTTCGAACTTCTGAATCTTGTTAGTTCCACTTGAAGTTTGAGCGTTAAGGTCTGTTGCCTTACCACCAATTGCGATAAGTAGGTTCTCAAGAGTACCTTCAGTGAATGATGTGTTCAACATAACTCTCTGACCTTGCTTGAAGATTTTTGCAACATCCAATAGTTGGTCAACCTGAACCTCGCCGTAGTCTGGTTCAAATGATAGGTCAACACCTTCTGAGGTGTAACCAACTGATTCCCAGCTAGTTGCGTCAACATTGCTTGGGTCCTGGTATGTACCAGCAGCACCATCAGCTTCGATTGTAGCAGCTACTTCTGGAATGTCATTTTCTGTGTATTCTGTGCCAGTAGATGCACCTAAGTACACTGCACCAGCACCAACGATAATATTTTTTGCATTACCAATAGCCATTTTATTTTTTGCACCTCCTTTGTGCGTGAATTTTTAAAGCGTTTCCTCAGAGATAATGGTATCACATATGACCTTATTATGAACGGGTATAATCATAATATAGGCTGAGGGTGGAGGCAAATTTAGGAGCAAATGAACGCTCTGTCTGCTTAAGCTCTTGCATTACAAATAGGTCTTGAGTACATTTAACAAATTTGAACCTAATAGATTCATCGTCTATGTGCGCATTTACTGACCTTGCAGTCTCATCCAGCTTGTTTAGAGTATCCTGAATAAAGTTCTTAATAGCATATAGTTGTGCTGGGCTTGAGGCTACAATTGTATAAATTGCCCTCTCACATTTAACCTCATGCATAGTTCCATTCATGTCTTCAAATAGGTAGTCATATAGTACGAATGGATTTGTTCCTCCAGTGTCAGCACCTTGGTTTTCGTGTACTGGGAAGAATGGTTGGTAAGAATATCCAGATGTATCCCAAACTTCTACTGGAAGAGCTGAAACTCCAGACACATCACCATTAATTAAATCCCATAAGTATTTATTAATAAGATTTATTGGAAGAACTCTATAGTCGATTGTCAATTCCTTCTACCTTTCCTACGATTCCGTATGCTGCTTGTGCTGCTAATTGTGCAGACTGATTTATTGCACCTCTATTAATTTTAGCAGAAACTGAGTTTGTTTCAGAATCTATTTCTTTAGCTATTGTACTAAAAAATCCAAACTCTCTTAAAGCTTTATTTGGCATATTAGACTTAAAGAATTCATCGGCTATGTTTTTAAAAGCTCCAGCAACATAAGGACCACCTGGCTGAGTAATAACAGATTTTCTAGATACTATTGTTTCTCCATTTAGGTCATATACTAAAAATGATGCTGACTTAGGAGTAATGACTATAGGCTCCCCAGCTTCCATAATAAATGCTTTTTTAGAGAACGGCTCGCCATTTTGATTTGGTACTGTTGCATCAATTAAAGAGTATGTGATTTTTCCATTTCTAACTGTTGATTTAAATAGTCTTCCATCTTTATTTCCAGTCATTCCGAATTCATAAATATGATGATATCTATATTTGTCAATTCTTGCAATAGCGTCTACATAGAATTCAAAGTATTTTGATACTATTCCTGCTGCGGCATTACTAATTCTGCTATTTACATTTGGGTCATTATTCATTTTATTCAATAGTTGACCATGAAATGTAGCAAGTGCTGTAACCTTTTCTGGCATTTTGTCTAGCTGCCAACCAACCTGCTTAGCCATTATGCCACCGTCAATTGCTGAATTTCTTGTCTTTCAAGCATTGTTTCATATTCAAGGACATGTCCTCTATGGTCAGTAATTGGTGTGCTGCCTCTTGGTTCAAAGATTGTGGCTCCATCTAGCCCACCATTATTATTTCCATATTGATTCTCTCTATAGATTACTTCCGTACTATTTCTAATAGCAACAATTCTATACGATGTATCAATTGGGGTTCTGGAGCGAAACTTGATGGTGTTTTGTGGATAGTTAATAAACTTTCCAGTAACATAGTTTGATGAGTTTGAACCTGTTGATGTTGTAACGATTGAACGAGCAAGGCAATCTACTGTATTAACAAACTCCCATGTTTTTACAATTGCACCAGTAAATTCGTCAAGGCTATCAGTTGGAGCATATAAGTCTGCTTGCATCACATATTTAGATGATGTTACGCAGGTCATTAGATAGCAAACATCCTTATCGATTTAAATTCTGAGATTAGTGAGTCTACTAAGATATTACCAGTTCCAGAGAAAATAATGTCATTGTATTCAATATCAAATGAGTCATTCTTCACGGACTTAAGACCTTTGTTACGGTATGACCAGTCATTGCATCTCATATCGTCTACAAGGATGATTGTAGCCTCTCTAAGCTCTTCTGGTACATTCTTCCACCCATATTCTCCACGGACGCTGTAGATGCTTCCACGCTCGAAATAGCCTGGGTCATAGATTGCCGACATAGCTTTACCTTCATCGATATTAGCGCCGACATAGTATGGTTTTAGTTGCAGCTTGCTTTTAGATATTTCAAGCGTATAGGTTAATAGATTAATGTCTTCCTGGGTATCAAAAACCACTTCGTCATCTTTAGTAATCTTGTCAAATGATTCTACTCTGTTTCCATCTAAATAAAGAACATCTGTGTCTTGACCGACAACCGTGACTGTTTTATATTGAAGTCTTACCTTTTCATCAATCTTAGAGTTGATAAACATTCTTGCTTGGCGTTCCCATCTTTCAATGGTCGCTCTCTTTACCTCAGATGTGTCTGCTGGAGTTCCAGCTACGATAGTGAGACCTAGTTCTTCTGCAAGTTCATCTGCAGTTACATATGGTCTTACTAGAGAGATATCTAAAAAGTCTGTATTATATGAGCCATTAGTTCCAGATGAAACTAGGCTTGTGCTAGAGTATACAGGAGTGGTTCCATAGTTTAAAAGCTCAATATCAATTCTAAGCTTTCTATCATATTTGCAAATATCTGATGAAAGGTCAAACTCATATAGGTCATCATTGTTAATTGATGCCTCATCTGCAAAAATGATTTCATCTAGGTCTAGGTCGCTAATTGTATAGACAACTGAGTCAACTCCAACTGGTGCTGAGTATGTGATAGTAAGCCCATCACCCTCAGTTGTTAGATACTCTTTCATTCCTTATACCTTGTAAAACGACTTCACTTCTTCTGGTGTAGCCAGTCTTACTTCATCCTTTCCTAGACGCAAAATCTCCTGAGCTTCTTCTTTAGTGAAAACCTGAAAAGGTTCCTCAATTGTAAAGTATCCTTTATTATGAACATTTAAAGCAGACCTCGGATGTACCATCTTAATGATAACAGATTCAGACTTAGTGTTTTCTGTTACTTTTTCTTTTTTTGGTTTTTCAACAACTTCTACAACTGGCTCTTCTTTTGGCTCTGCTTCTTTGTGTGCAAACTGTGACTCTGTATCTGCTAGATAGTCCTCGTATGTAAAACCAGCGGCATTAAATAATGAGATAATATCTGCTTTCTTGGTTAATTCTCCAAGGTCAATACGAAATAGTTTTGATGCGAACTTAAGCTCGTTAACTGTTAATGATTCAAAATTGTTTTTATCCATGTGTTAATTATACTCTAAAAATAACCAAAAAGAGAAAGGCTAGCATTTCTGCTAGCCCTTCTCAGAATCCAAATGGATTAGGATGCAGCTTGTGCATAAGCAATTGCTGATTTCTCTTCAATTGCAACGCCCATACGAACAAATACAGTGTATTCTACTGTATCTTTCTTAGGCTTGAATTCACGATGTACTGTAACATCTCTTTGGAAACCCCAAATACGGTTCGAAGGAACTGTAAGGTCAACAAAGTTATCTGGGTACAAAGGAACCTCAAGTACTGGTAGACCGAAGACAGAGAACTGTGCTCCTGCTGGACCACCGACTCTTGGGATTTGACCTTCGATTACACGACCTGCAATTGCTTCTGGAACTCCACCTGCACCGATTTGGCGTAGGTCTGTCAATAGCTCCTGTAGGTGCTTGCTGTTCATGTAGAACTTCAAGTCCTGGCGGCGAGCCTTGAACTTACGAGGAATTGCATTGTAAATTGCTTCGAGAGCATCTAATGTAATTTTTGTAGATGCACCATCGCCAGATTCTGGAGATGTTTCCCAAATGTCAGTCATTGTTGCTGCAGCAGCTGCTGCTTCGTGAGCACCTGTGTATGCAGTATCCAATGTTTGACGAATGAAACCTGCGAGGGTATTGTTGTAAGTACCATTGCCTGAAGTTGCAGGACGACCATTGATAGCGATATCTTCAAGGTCGTTACCGAACTGTGTAGCCATGAGACGAACGATATGGTCCTCAAGGTTCTGTCCCTCAATGTTGTCTTCAAGAGACTCTGTTGAGATTTCGTAATCTAGACGGAACTTAGTTGTTGTAAGTTCAATCTTAGTGAATGCTGGAGCTGAATTAGCACCTGTTTGCTCTGCTTGAGTTGCCTTAGCAACTAAACGAGAACCTACACGAACTTTGTCAATTTCCATGGTGTTTCCACGCATGGTGACTCTTCGTCCATCTTGTGCAAGTACCATTTCATCGAAAATGTAATCGATGAATTGTGCTGATTGGGTTGGGTTAAGAACACCACCAGCATCGTTTGAATTTCCTTCTGCTGTCATAGCACCTGGAGAATCCAATGGAGAAAGAACAGTGCCGCTAGCTGCAGCCTTTTCTAGAATGTTGTCGCTCATTATTTTTTTTCACCTCCCTTTCTTATTCAAAGATTTCTGCGGAACCGAGGAAACGCCCGCCCCACAACGATTTTCTCATTGTGGTAGTTTGTGGTTTGGCAAGATTTTCAATCTCACCTGATTTGCGTACTGCTGTGTCACTCTCAACGGATTCCACTCTATTGTTAAGGGAAGCCAATGCTTCCTGTACATCAGCCAACGCTTTGTTTAGTTGTTCGTGCTTTTCAGCAGTTGCTTTCGCAACCTCTGCAATTGAACTAGCAACAGTAGCAATGCTATTGTTATTAGATTCTGCACTCTTCTCGAAAGACTCTGTAATAAATGCCTTGATACCATCAAGTGCCTTGGCAATATCATCTCCAGCTGCCTCACCGTTTTCGGTGGAAGCGTCTGCAGGTTCTTCAGCAGACTCTTCAACTGCTGGAACTTCTTCTACAGCGTTTTCAGCCTCTTCAACAACTTCATCAACAGTTTCAACAACTTCATCAGACTTTTCAATAGTCTCTTCCGCTGGTGCTTCTGCATTTTCTACAACTTCAGTAACTTCTTCAGTTACTTCTGTTGCTTCTGTAATTTCTGTGTTTTCAGCCACTTCAACACCTCCTTTTATAATTGGTTGGGCAACTGGCTTAGTTGCCTTATTTTTGTCATCTGTAACATCTGACAAACTCTTTAACACTTTAGTAGCCCATGCTCTAAGTGTTTTCATTTTATGACCTACCTTTATATTGGTTGGTCTCCATTGACCCTGACTATCTTGACGATATACAGTAATTGCTACTGCTGGGTCTTCTTCAGTTCCAGTAATGGACACTGACGAGTTAGGTACGCTAATTCTACCACGAGTTACTACTCTTGTTACCTTGCCTCTTGCAGTTCCGCCAGATGAGTTCCATTGAACGAAATCTCCAACGGCAAATCCTGCCTTGTGCATTTCATTTTTGTTCTTGTCTTTACGCTCATTTTCATCTTTTTTAGCCTTTGACATATCGTCTTCAGAGTTGTGGTCTGGGCAGTTTTCTGGGTCTGGGCAATCTTCTTTGATGTGTTCTGGATACTTATTTGGAGTATCTTCGTTTGTAACTACTCCATCTGCTTTTGTAAAATTATTAATCATAGCCCACATCGCTTTATCCATATCTTCACCTTGAACAATGTCAAGCCATCCGATTGGAGCTAGGTCTTTTGTGCATACTAGGCAGTCTCTTGTTTCAGAAAAATCTGTGTAGGCTAGTTGGTCTGTTTCGCACCAGAATACATTTTGAATATCTGATTTGCTAAAAATAGAAGCAGCAATACCATCTTTGTCTGCCTTCTCGATTGAGAAGATATTTGCAAGTTGGTTTGCAGGAGAATCTACTAATGAAAGTTCTACTAGGTCATAGTCCTTTACGACACGAACTGTTGAATCACTGGCGGCATCGTATGCCTTTTCAAAGTCTTTAATTGCTCCACCAATTGAGAATCCAGTAAGAGTTCCATCTAGAACCATTTCCCAAACATCTTGAGCGCCTTTTGAAATGTAGGTATCTACATAAACACCGCTATATTGTTTATTTGACTCTTTATCAAAGAATGAGTCTGTTCTGAAGTTTACAACTTTTCCAGCTGGAATAGGTTGGTGCATAAGTCTAACATTTCCACGAAAACGCTCAAAGGCTTTTTGTGAAGCTTCTGCGGTGACAATATCTCCTTGGCGGTCTACATTGTCTAATGTAGCAAAGCCAGAAACAATTCGTTTTTCAGCATCTATCTTTGAGATAGGCATTGTTAAAGTAACATTGTTGCCATCAGTTGATAGGTAAGCTTTGTTGATATCAATCATTGCAGTTTATTATACACCTTTATTATTTATTATTACGCTTGCTGTCTTCCGTCACCTTGTGCATTTCTTGCACCAGTGTTAGAATCTCCAGCATTTGCTTCTCTTTGTTGGTCACGAAGTCTGTTTCCAGTTGCATTCGCTGTTTGGTCTGCTGCTTGTTGCCCAGTCAATTGGACTGGTTCATCTCCGCCATCGATTTGTGGTAAACCAAGTCTTGGACGAATTTCATTTGGCATTACAACCTTCATTCTTAGATATCTTTCATCAATCTTAGACTGAGTATCTTCGTCTGTAAGTGTAAGTTCATTAAATTTAAGCTTAAATGCATCTGTTTTTTCAGCTACAATGCGGTTAATTTTCTTCTCAAGTGTGTCCTGCATTGGACGACATACTTGCTCTTTGAAGGTTCTATCAAACTCTTTTGCTGCTGCAATAGAAACATTGCTTGCAGTTGCTACCTTTGAAACTGGAACTCTATGAGCCATAAGAATATCTTCTAGTGTGCTCTTGCGGTAATTATTAAAGGAAGAGTCTTGGATGCCATTTTCAATAGCCTCAAGCTTCATTTCAACTTTACCACCAGCTGCATCATCTGCGGGAAGGGGAACAATAACTGTTCTATGTGATTGCCCCTTAAGTTTGTTTTGGAAGAATTCAAAAATTGCTGACTCTGCTTCACGACTAAGCTTTGCACCCTTAAGAACTACCATGTATCTTGGGACAGCCTTGTTTTCAAAGTATTCTAGGTTGTATCTTGACGCAAATTCTTGACCAGCAATTGCATTTTTTGCAGGAACAGCTGCTGGAATTCCGTAGTATGTGTTTGTTGGAGTGTAGTTCTTTAGGTGAATAATTTCATTTGGTCTTTGGTCAACTCCGATTGGATTGGGTTGATTAACATCTTGAAAGTTTCTAAAGAATACAGCCTTTCCTTGTTGAATTTGAACGAATCCGTCACGAAGTCTACGGACACGGAGGTTCTGGCATGGAACATGTCCAATGTAACCAATCTCTCCAGTATTCTTACGACCAATTTCAATATATCCGTTACCAGTTGCTTCAAGGTCAATAAATACTTTTGTAAGAATTGATGTGAGTGTTTCTTCATCATTACGGGATTCAATCCAGTCTTGAAGTTCTTGCTTAGAGCGTTCAATTTTTTTACGAGCACGAGAAAGTTGTGTGGTGTCTGTAATGTCTTCAAGTCTTTGCACTACATTAAGTGATGGCTCAAGGGTGTATCCTAAGCCAACAATATTTGCAGCTTTTGCGTTAATAGCAGCATAGTTTGCTGGAGAAACTTCATAAATTTTAGCTAGAGAAACTATGTTGTATGGAGGTTCTACAACATCGAATAGACCATATCCATATTTGTCTGGGATAATCTGGGTTGAGCCAGAAGCATCTCCAGAAAGCTCATTATTGTCAGCCTTCTTAAGTTTTCTTTGTGCCTGACGGCGGAAGTTGTGTGATAACCCTCCAAGTTTTAGATATTCATCTAAAGACTTGCTAAACTCATCTGGTGTTAGCGAGAAATCTTCGTTGTCAGAAACTTTGTCGATTCTGACTCCTGTAATAAACTGTTGGCTATTTTCTTGCATTTTGGAAAAGCTCTCTCCAGTTTCCTGTGTCACCATACGGGGTGTATCCACTTGCCATCCTCTCTATATCTTCTTGGTATTGTGTTGCTGTTGCACGACCAACGCCAGGCATAAACATGGCTTGTCCGTCTGGCTTACCATAATAAGCGGCTGCATCGGCAAGGGACTTCATCTTTTTAATATCATATTTAACTGATGGAACATTCAATGTATTACCTTCATCGTCCTTGAATGGCTCGCCATTTGGAAGAATCCACACATAAATTCCATATTCGGCAGTGCTTTCTACCGCCTGTATCTTATTTTGCTTGTTACTCATACCACTATTCTACCATATTATAATTCTACTATAGAATAAACATCTGTTGTTTCATAGGTATTTGGCTTAGAGTATGCCTTAACCTTTTTAATTGTGAATGTTTCTGCCCAATTACCAGACCAGCCTCTTCTGTAGTGCTTACCTCTTTTAGTTAGACCCTCAGATACATAGACTATTGAGTTTGTATAGTTTATTTCAGAACCAGTGTATGTTACTGCGGAACCCTTTGTAATTGTAGATACTTCTTTAATTCCAAACCCTGGAACTAAGATTCTATCACCAATAGATATTCTTACTCCGTCAATCATGATATCTGATACTGAATTATATGTGCCAGGAAATGAGCTTGCAATAAAATTAACTGGTTCCAGTACAGCGGTTTCCCTATTTACTGGCTGATATATTGAAGATGTGTTACTAACTTCAGAGTCATATATCGATATGCGTTTATTTGCATCGCTGGTATCTCCAATTGTTACAATATTTGTTCCCTTGTAAATCTTGTTTAGAGTCAGGGCTTCATCTGATGAAAGTGACTTGTCAAATACCGTTATTTCATCCATATAGAATCCAGATGTATTAGATGAGTTTCCAAATGTAATAACTGGGTTATTACCAGATGTTACTAATAGTCTAGTGTTAAAAACGACTGTTATGTGGTTCCAGACATTTGGAGTAATTGTTGAACCAGATACCCCGTTTATATATATAGTGCTTCCAGAAGAAGATAGTGAGGTTGATGAATTGGTATAAGATAGTGTTCTTGTTGTAGTCCCATCTGTTACTGAAAATATTGATGAGTTTTGACCAGATGGAATATTTAAAAATAAACTAATGCCATACATTCCAGAGTTTGCGTCAGTTCCGCTAATCGGTGCGCTATCATAGTCAATTACTGCTGTATATGGAACATAGATTCCTCCTTGTTCGTTATTATATAAAAATGGAGTAATGTTTCTTTGTGGAAAAGATATATTAGATTTAGCAACTGTTGTGTTAAGCATAACATCGGGACCATTAGAAACTATATTTGTTGAGTAAATAACTGGAGATGTTCCAGCAGAAGTTGTTGGATATGTAAGAATTCTAAAGTAAAAAATCTTTGCTGGATTATGAATAATATCATTTGATGAAATGTCAAGTACGACATTTAAATATTTAGTATCTCCTGGTAATGTTCCTAGAACTTGAGATATGTTTGTTCTGTTTGATATTACGGTTTCTGCTAACCAGTTATCCTCTCCAGCATTTCCTCTACCAGTAATTGATACAGTTAGTTCTGGACCATCGTGTCCCCACTCAACAATATTATTTCCTATAAATTCTTTATGACCAGATAATACTTTTAGGTCAATATTAAACTCGTACGATGCTGTAGATGCAACAACAAATCTTTTTTCTGTTGAGGATACTATAGCGGTGTAATTATTAACTGCTGTATTTATTCCAGTATAGATACTTGAAAAACTAGTTAAAGTTGGAACTGTAGATAGATGAACAATCTTTTTAATTCCAGATTGCATTTGCTTGTCTGAACCTGCGTCAATGTCTGCATAGTTTTCAGATGTTTCATAAACTGGGCTAGAGCCTACTCTTATTGAATCTAGAGAAAAGTTTAGGTCTGTATAACTTGTAGTTCTTACTCCAGACCCACCTGATTGTTTTCCAGCAAATAGATACATTGTTTGGGTTGTATCATTATAGAAATACCCTACTGAGTAAAGTCCAGAAATAGGGTTTCCAGTCATTAATGTAACTGGGGTTTTATTATTCATTTGAACGACTAGCTCTTCTCCAGATGCCGTTCCATTAATATAAAATCTTATGTATCTATCGCTAACAGACGGATTAGAAACATATAGCAGTGTCTCAGAGCTTCCGTTAGCAATTGTATTACTCTTATAAA